GGATGTACAACAAAAGAATTATATTCATTTACAATTTTCGAAGATTCTAGCGAAGCAACTGTTTAATTAATTTTAAACTACTAGATAAAAATTTATCCCACACAGACATTTGTCTGTGTGGGTATTTTTTTTATGAATTAAAAGGGGATATGATATGAAAATTTCTGCAATTACGATTACTAAAAATGAAGCTTCTAATATCGAAAATTCCATCAATAGTTATAAAGACGTTGTAGATGAAATTATCATAGTAGATACTGGCTCAACTGATAATACTAAAGAGATTTGCACCAATTTAGGGTGTAAGGTGATAGATTACGAATGGGAGAATGACTTCTCCAAAGCAAGAAATTTCGCAATCGAACAAACAACATGTGACACTATTTTATTCTTAGATTCTGATGAATTCTTTGAATATAAATTAGACAATAATTTCAGAACAACTGTTGAAGATGTTCTGAATAGAGGATATAACGGTATCAAATTCTTGACTAAAAATATAGATGAAAGTTCACGAACTATTATCAATAACAGTTATGGATTAAAACTATTTAAAAATTTAGGATTTAGATATGATAGAAAAATACACGAAGTACTAAAAGACTGTGATGAGAAATTAAATACAGTCACCGTATTAGGATATGACCTTATCCATACTGGATACAAAAAAGACGTAGATTTAGATAAATGTAAAAGAAATTTAGATATTCTCAATAAAAGTTATGAGAATAAAGAGTATGACACAATTGACTTATTCTATTTGTCAAGAGAAAATCTGGCAATGTCAAATTATGAATTGGCAGATGAGTTTTGTGATAAATTCTTAGAATCTGATGATTTACAAGATATATTAGCTACATCTGATATTGCATATTTATCATACTTTTATAAGTATTATATAATGCAAAAGTTAAACTACTATAGCGATTCTGATTTAAAAAATCAATTACTTAAAATTGAATCACTTTATCCAAATATTCCACAAACATACTATGAACTTGCTATATTTGAAAAAAGTTCCGATTTAAATAAAGCTATTGAATATTTTAGAAAATGTATAAAACTTAATTTAGAATTTGAGAATGAACATAAGTTAACAAACAATTTTGGAAATTATGAACCAAATATTTACCACACAATGGCAGAAATTGAATTTATATTAGACAAAAGAGATGAAGCTTTATCACATTGTATTGTATCATGTATGTTAGATAGACATAATTCTGATTTTCTAGGGTTACTTTTAAAATTAGTAAAAAATAAAGATACAATGAAAATAATTGACACATTAAATAAAGTGTATCAACCAAAAACTACAAGTGATTATGAATTTTTAATTGATTCACTTGTAAACACTCAACTTTATGGTGTATTCATAGAATATACAATGAAGTATAATATTGAACATAATGGTGGAAGTAATCTTGTATTTTTTGCTATGATTTTAAACACACAGACAGATTTATGTATAGAAACTGTACTAGACATATACGAGAAAAAAGGTAACGAATATAATCTATTTATAGCATCATTGGCTATTATGTATAATAACGATATCGATTTATATTATGCTTATAGAAATAGATTATCTATAATCTATAAGAATGCTTTAGATTATTACTTTGGTAAAACAACAGATATAAGTGAAGATGATTATAGCGTTTTTATTAATTTATATGATAGATTGATTTATTTAACAAAAAAAATAAACTACATACAAGATATCGATATGGAAAAGATATCTCAAAAACAGTTAATGAAAATATTAAATACATTAGAATCTATCGGAAAATTTAGAGAAGTATATTTATTATCAAATAAATTAATTTATAATGATAGATTTATAGATGTTAGAGATGAATTAATTAGCATGATGTTATTCTCTTTATTTATGACTAGAAAATATACATTATTTATTAAATGGCACAATAAGCTAGTATTAGCTGAACATATCACTATTGACAAATATTCAAATTTATTAAAAATAGCAACTAAAGATGTATGATATATGAATAATAGAAAATGTCAAAATTGTGGTAATGAATATTATGTTTGTAGGTCTTGTATATCTATAAATTCTTGGAAAAACGTTTGTTGTACGCAACAATGTTTTAGAAATTTAATGGCTAACTCTGATACAGAGATAAAGCCAATCATTATAGAAAGTGGAGTGAATAATATGAATGTAGTTTTAAGGGCAGGATTAGTTGGTGGTAAAACAATTGACATTGTTGGATATGACGTAGTGTTAGGAAAGTTTGATTGTACCGATGATAAGACAAGGGGATACGATGATTTCGAGTATTTCATTATCCCTAAAGACGAATTACTGGCTATCAAAGAACAAATTTCGGTTTTATCTACAAGTGAGGTTTCTGCTAAACCGATATCAAAACCTAAAGTTTCAAAAATTTAATAACAAAAACATAAATAAACATTAAGATAATTAAGTATAAAAAAGACAAAATCTTTGAGTATTACTTAATTATCTTTTTTTTAAGATTTTTATATAAATAAAAGGTAAATTTTATTTCTAATAGAGAGTAGGTAAGAATATTTTGAAATATAAAAAATACATATGGGGTCTTGATTTATCGTTAAAGAATACGGGAGTTACTATTTTTCAAGATAATAAGCCTATATTTATTGGTAGCACCATGACTAAAGATAAACAAACTCACGGTGTTAGGTTGAAACAGATTTATGATTATCTTAGTGAGTTAAAGGATAAATACCCACCTAGCGTTGTCTGTATTGAACGTGCATTCAGTAGGTTTAATACATCGACCGCAGTTATATATCGCGTACACGGCATTGTTAACCTATTATTTTATGATGTTGAGCAGGTATATTATCCACCAAAGACAATCAAGGAATCAATTTTAAAAGGCAATGCTACAAAAAAAGAAGTCATGGAAGAAGTTTTGAAATTATATCCAAATGTGACATTTGAAAATGATGACCAAAGTGACAGCTTCGCAATTGTAGTAACCTATCTTAATAAAAGTAAGGTGAAGTAATTATGGGCAGAACTGATAAATTATCTTATGAATATATTAAAGAACAATTTAATAATGTTGGATATACGTTATTAGGGGATGAGTATATAAATTCTAAGATAAAACTTAGATATAAATGTGAAAAACATCCAGATAAAGAATTAAGCATCACATGGAGTAATTTTCAACAAGGGTATAGATGCCAATATTGTAATAAAGAAATAAATAAAAATGAAATAAATTGTTATTCAATTTATGTACATATCTTTCCTAATGGTAAATTATACTTCGGTATTACTTCACAAGATGTAGAACGTAGATGGATGAATGGGGCGGGATATCAATCTCAAATATTAATGACTAGAGCGATTAATAAATATGGATGGGATGATATTGAACACGTTATCTTATATGATAATTTATCAAAGTCACAAGTTTGTAAGTTAGAACAAGATTATATTAAATATTATAATACGACTAATCATGAGTTTGGATATAACTTTTCAACTGGTGGTGAGGTTGGTAATAGCGGATGTATTAGAAATAAAGAGTGGAGAAAAAAAATAAGTGATTCTCAAAAAGGAAATAAAAATGTAATGTATGGGAAACACCCCTCAGAAGAAACACGATTAAAACTTAGTATTGCTCGTAAAGGAAAACACAAAGGGGCAGAAAGTTGGAACTCAAAAACCATTATTTGTGTTGATACTGGTGAGATATTTTACTCTATAATTGATGCAAGTAATTATTATAAAACAAATTATTCTCATATAGGTGAATGTTGCCAACACAAACGTAAAACAGCAGGAAAACATCAATGGGAATATTATGATAAATATATAGAAAAAGAAGGTGGAAATCATCGGAAGACAAACCCAGTACAACAAGCAAACGAATAGTGATTTATTAGATAAAATTAGTATAGAGAATAAACAAATAATGACTGAATTTTTACAGTATTTAAAATCAGTTGATAGAAGCGCCACTACAATTCATGGATATGAGAATGATTTACAAATATTCTTTACATGGAATCTGTTGTTTAATAATAACAAGTTCTTTATTGATTTAAATAAAAGAGAAGTAATGAGATATCAAAGTTATTTGTTATCAATTAATAATAGTCCTAATAGAATACGTAGACTAAAATCTGCATTGAGCAGTATGTCAATCTTTATTGAAAATATATTAGATGATGATTATCCTAATTTTAGGAACATCATAAACAAGATTGAAAGCCCCGTTAAGACACAAACAAGGACTAAGACTATTGTTACAGCACAAGAGGTTGAAACCGTTCTAAAGTATCTGACAGATAGAGAGCAGTATCTAAAGGCTTGTGTTTTTGCTTTAGCTGTTTGTAGTGGTTCGCGTAAATCAGAATTAACACGATTTAAAGTAAATTATTTTGATGATAGTAATATAGTCTACGGTTCACTTTATAAAACACCAGAACTAATGAAAACAAAAGGGAAAGGTTCTCGTGGAAAAATGTTAGATAGATATACATTGGTTAAAGATTTTAAACCATACTTTGATTTATGGATGGCTCAAAGAGAAAAACTTGGAGTTGATAGTGAGTATTTGTTTGTTTCAAAAGATGAAGCAACTGGTAAATGGAAACCAATTACAATCTATACTTTAAACAGTATGGCTATTACATTTAGTAGAGTACTAGGTATTGACTTCTACTGGCATTCACTTAGACATTTATTTGTAAGTAGATTAATGGCTTCTAATATTCCAGCCGAAATTGTTAAGAAAATAGTTGGTTGGGAATCAGTAGATATGGTTGGTATCTATAACGATGCTGATATATCTGCCGAACTAGGTAAATATTTTGATGAAAATGGAATAAAGGATAATATACAAGAAGGTAGTTTATCCAATTTATAATAATAGAAAATAGGGGAGATATATATTATGGCTAATAAAAAAAGCGAGTATGCACACTTTTCAGATGTTCATGATAAAATGGTTCAAGTTACAACTGGTTTAATTACTAGAGAACAATTCACTAACTGGTTTAATGAAAATATTACAGTAAAATCATATTTACCACTTGCAAGTAAATACGCAATTGTTAATGTGTTTGCAGAAACATTTAAAAATAAAGCATTTAATCAAGGCGATAATAAGAAAATTGATTTAGACTATATTTATTTAGAATATGATTTATCTATGATGTTTGATTTACAGTTTTATTATACAAATATTGGTGTAATGCCAACTGATAAAACGACTAAGAATTATGACTTAGTTAAACAAAGTGGATTATATGATTTGATTAACGGTGCTTGTGAAGGTGATTATGTAGAATTACTTGAAAAATGTGATAGACTTTCTGGCATTCGTAACGTAAGTATTATGAATGAACTGATAAATATTTTTGATAATTATCCTAAAGTAGAAGAAATCGAAAGAATGAGAGATATTCTTAATAACGAAGTTGATATTGATAAGCTAAACGTTTTAAAAACTATTGAAACATTTAATAACCCAACTCTTACAAAGATTGTAGAGGGAATTAAATCTGAATCAACAGACGAGATACTTACCAAAAAGGAGTAATAATAATGGCTGATGAAATAACACAGTTTCTAAATGCTAGATTAAAAACTATCGAAGCTAATATGCAATCTGAAATAAAAATTATATTAATGGAAACTGGTAATGAAGCCGTAAAGAAAATAAATTCATTTATTTCAGATTGGTATGACAAATATACATATGATGAAAGTGACCCTAACCATTATAAAAGAACTAATCAGTTAAGGAACTGTGCAAGATATAGCATAACTGGTAATACTGTTAGAGTTTACATGGATATGAGTAGATTAAGGGCTTCTGCTCAAAATGAAGGTAAAGGATGGCAAGCACACAGAAGTTTTGATGGTGAAGATTTTACATATGGGTTGATTGATTTTCTTGAAAACGGTGGAGAAGGTAAAGGTTCAAGACGTAATCCACGTAGGAATGATTTTGGTATCCATTTTTTAGAACAAACACAGGATTGGGTTAATGATTATGTTGCGAAAGAAATAGATAGAAAATTAAGAGTTTTAGTTAGAATGGACTATAAAAATTAAATTATATTTTAGAGAGGGGGGATAATTATGGCTTTAGGTAAAGGCTCTAAATACTTACAAGAGTTTGGTGTTGAGATTGGTGTTGAGGTTAAAGATAAGGATAGTGTAAAGCAAGTTAATCTTATCGTAGACCAACTTAAAGAAGTATTTAAAAATAAATTAGGCGATAACGAACTATTCAATTATAAACAAGAATGGAAAAATGTACAAAAATTAACAAGTCTAATCGATGAATTAGGGTCTGGAATGCGTGCAACATTTTTAGGTTCTGGTTCTAATTTACTTTCTACATTTTCATTAAATTTTGAAAATTTACATAAAGGTATAACAACAGTTCTAATCGATTTCAAGGAAATGATTAGATTAAAAGATGCGGCTAATGCTGGTGGAGAATTTATTAAAAGTGGAACACCAGAAGTAAATACTACCGTAGTTGATAAGACTAATCCTAAGTACCAGATGAGCGAAGTTATAAAGTTATATACAGAATTAAGAAATAAAGCTGAACAATTTGCAAAGCAAAGCGTTGGTTCAGAAAAATGGCAAGAAGCAGAAGTTCAACTAAGTAATGCTCAAACAAGATTAGATGAGTACATACAAAAACATGAAAAATTAATTGATGATGAAAAACTCCGTTCTACCATATTAAAGAATCAGATTATGTTAAGTGAAAAACTTAATATGTTAGAAGCAAACAAATTAGATAAAGAAGAATCCACAGAAGCAAAAGATAATTTATCTTTATATAACCAAACATTAGGTATATTAAATACTATACATACTACAAAAATAAAACTTGTTACAGCGGATGAAAAATCTAGTTTATTATTAAAAGAGCAATTAAAAACATTACAACAAGAACTATCTAGTAATGTTGGTAGTGGTAGATTGACCACTAGTCAAGTTTCAAACGTAAACAGCGGAACAGAAAATAATGACAAAATAGAAGCTAGTTATGCAGGAATTGTTCAAAAACAAGAGCAATCATTAAAACTAGCTAAAGAACAATCAGCCGCAGAAGATGGCTTAAAGTCCTCTCTCAATTATCAAGTAACTTTAAAAGAAAAAATTAATTCAGAAAATGCAAAAAATAATACAGAAGTTGCAAGTGCGTATAATAATCTTTTAGCTAAAGAAGAGATTGTATCTCAAACATATAAATCTCAAATATTAGATAAACAAAAAATAGTATCACTTGAAAACGATTATTCAGATAAGATGTCTATTGTAGATGCAAAAGAAAAAAGTTTACAAAGAAAAAATACAGAAGAAATAGATACTGATAATATTAAAACCGCAATAAAAGCTTACGATGATTTAATCGAAGCTAAAATAAGATTGACAAAATTACAACAACAAAAAGCAAACGATGTTGTAATCGAGTCAAATGTTCAATCAGTTAAGAAATTGCAGTCTGCTTATACAACAGCATCTTCTGCTGTACTTAAAGACAATTCTGTTGTAGCTTCTAATGAAAAAGTTAAGGAATCAGTCATCGAAGCAGACAAAAAATTGCTTGAAGCACAGAATAATATTTCTGACGGATTAAAAAATTCTACTGTTCATGTTTCAAGTTTTAATAGCAAAATGACAGATATGATTCGGAACGTATTCCAATATAGAATAGCTTCTTCTGCATTCCAAGAAGTAGACCAAGCTATTATGGCAAGTATAAAAAAAGTAAAAGCACTTGACGATTCAATGACACAGATTAGATTAGTCACTGGTGGAACAAGTCAAGAAGCACAACAAATGATTGGTACTTATGCTAACCTAGCCCTTCAACTACATACTACAACACAAGCTGTTGCAGATGGTTCGGTAGAGTGGCTTTTTAATCGAGGTCACTATAAATTCCTTTAACTGACGGGGAACTCCTTAGAGATTATTCTACTAACTTATTATGGTGACATAAATAAGGGCAAGCAGTAATGTGCTTGGTATAGTAAAAAAGAATAATATTGGACAATCCGCAACCAAGTCTCTATTTATTTAGAGGAAGGCTCAACGACTATTCCGAGAGGAAGTACATGCAAGTGCATGGAAATGGGGAATATTTCATATTACAATATGAAATAAAGATATAGCCTATGCTTATAGGAAACTATGAGAAAATTCCATTTTAGTATTCGTTAATATATTATAGAAAGAAGGTTTTGTGGATACAGATAATCAAGAAATTAAAGTAAGAATTAACAATTTTAATTTAGAACATTTTAAAGGTTTAGGATATGATGTAAAAATTAATGATAATATTATCATTAAAACGTGTGAACTTCCTAATGGCTCTGGAATTAAAGTTGATGTAAAATGTAAATATTGTAAAAAGATATTTAAAAAACCATATAGAAAATACTTAGAAACTAAAGATGATATTTGTTGTGATAAATGTAAGACTAAAAAATGTGAAAAAACTAATATTAAAAGGTATGGTAATAAATGTTCTTTAAGAAATAAAGATATTTTAGATAAGGCTAAACAAACTAATATTAAAAAATTAGGTGTTGAGTATCCTTTTCAAAATAAGGAAATATTAAAGAAGTGCATAAAAACATCATCTAAAAAATATGGTATAAACTACAGGAAACATAGTACGAGTAAACAACAATTATATATTTATAATTTATATGGTGGGATTTTAAATTATAATATTGGTAATTATTTTTTAGATATATATTTTAAAGATTCTAATATTTATTTTGAGTACGATGGTTCTGGTCATAATCTTGGGGTTAGACTAGGTACATTTACAATAGATGAATTTAATAAAAATGAATTAAATAGAGAAAAATTTCTATATGATTTAGGAATAAAAGAATTTAGAATAATATCTGGAACTGATAAACTACCATCTGATGCTGAACTAATAAGTATTAAGAACAAGGCATTCGAAATATTAATTAATCAAGATTTTTATAAATATACATATAATATAGATACTAAAATGGAATCTTTTGAGAAGTAACGATTCTTAAAAGTAATATTACAGGAGACAGGGCAAAACAGTAGAAGATACAACGACTTTATTAAAGGCTTCTACAACCTTATCTAAAGTTGGTATGATGGATTCTGCCCAATCTACAGAATTAATGACAGCCGCTTTAAATGGTTTTAAACTTAGTGCAAGTGATGCTATGGGTGTCGTTGATAAGTTCTCTGCATTGGATTTAAAATATGCTACATCAGCAGAAGAAATTGCAACAGCGTTACAATACGTTGCATCTAGTGCTGGATTAGCAGGAGTTGGCATTGACAAAATGAGTGCCTTGATTACCGTAGCTTCTTCTGTTACAAGATTATCAGCAGAAACTATTGGTAATGCTTGGAAGAGTGTTACTGCTAGAATGCAAAATATCAAAATTGGCAAGTTTGTTGATGATGATACTAGCGAAGCATTAAATGACGTTGAAAAAGTTCTTAATAAATTAGGAATTAAACTAAGAGATACTAACGATTCATGGCGCAATATGGAAGATGTACTTGATGATGTTGGCAAAAAATGGAATACATATACAGATATAGAAAAATCTGCATTAGCAACTTCTATAGCTGGTACTCGTCAACGTAACGTTTTTATTGCCACAATGGAAAACTATGATAAGGTATTAGAAGCAACAAGTGTTTCAGCTACATCAGCAGGAACAGCCCAAGAAAAATATGCCGCAATTTCGGATTCAGTTGATGGTAAACTTAACAACCTTATTGCAACATGGGATAAGCTAGTTAATAATCTTAACCAAAGTGGTAATTTTAAAGGAATACTTGATTTAGGTACTTCATTAGTTGGTATGTTAGACTATGGAATAAATAAATTAAATTTATTATCTGCCGCACTTGTATTAGTTGGTGGTAAATTATTAGGTTTAGGTATCGAAGGTTTAATGACTAAGTTTTCAACTATGTCAACAGCTACAGATGGGTATGTCATTACTTTAGGTAAATTAGCACAAGCAACAATGTTAGGCAACGTAGAAACACAAAAGACACAAATTCTATACGATGGTCAAGTATTAAATTTAGGTAAATTAAATCAAGCGCAGTTAATTTCAGTTATTAGTAGTAATAAAGAATTAGCTGGTTTAAAATTATTAGATGCAGAAAAAATAGAAGCGGTTCTTGTCACGCAAGGGGTAAGTGCCGTAATAGCAAAAGATACCGCAATAAAGCTTACTGATGTAACTGCCACTGGTGCGGCTACTGTAGCAACTGGTGGATTTACTGTAGTTATGAAGGGTTTAACTGCGGCAATAGCGGCTAATCCAATTGGTTTTTGGTTAACATTAATTACTACATTATTATCAGTTGCTATTCCCTTAATTCAACACTTTGCAGGAGCAGAACAAGATTTAGCTAATAAGTCAAAAGAATTATTAGATACATTTGCTACACAAAAAGCAACATTAGATAGTAACGCTAAAAGTATTAGTGATGTAAGCACCGAATATGCCAAATTAAGACAAGGTGTAGATGCTTTAAATAATAATGTAAGTTTATCATCTACCGAATATACTAGATTTTTAGAATTAAATAAACAAATTGCAGGAGTTTCACCAGAACTAGTTAAGGGGTATGATTCACAAGGTAATGCTCTATTAGACTTAAACGGTGGTGTAAATGCAGTTGTTACATCATTAACAGAAATGATTGCAAAACAAAAGGAATCATATAATCAAAGTATAGTTAAAGATGCCGATAATATATGGAATGGGATTAAAGGTAAAGTAGACGAATATAATACTTCTTTAACTAATTTAGATGAAATACAAAAGACTATAAATACTAATACTGGTTTATCACAAGACAAAATGCTAACTTTATCTGAACAATTAGATAAACTTGGTATATCATATACAAAAGTTTATAAAGAAGCAAAAAATGCTAATGAATATGGTACGTGGAGTTTTGATTTTGGTGGTATAGATACTAAAGATGTAACAAAAAAAATATCAGATTCAAAAAATGATATAAAAAAATCTTTAGAAACTGAACTAGCTAAAATACAACCAGTGATACAAGCAAAAGTTGAACTTGATGATAATTATAAAAAAATGGGAAGTCAATTACAATCAGTTGTTACCAAAGCTGTTTCTGGTTTAAACTTTAGTAAAATTGGAAGTAACACAACAGAAATTAGTGACTATATCTCAAAGAATATAATCAAACCAATCTCCGACAATTCCCCAAAAATACAAGAAGCTTGGAATAAGGCATTAAAATTACAAACTGATTTTAGTAAAGGCACAATAGATAAAACTAAATTTACAGCAGAAGTAAATGATTTATTTAAAGAAGCATTTTCTGGTGTGGATACAAAAACTTTAGATGTATTAAAAAATTCATTAACAAATGCAGGAGTTGAAGGTAACGGATTAATTCAAATGTTCACTAATCTACTTACACCTACAAAAGATGAAACTGATGCAATTGCCGCACAAGCTGATGCTTTAGATTCTTTGAGCACTACAATTACCACTATAGTTGATAAATATAATTCTCTTGGTGATGTTATAGAAAATATTAATACACATCATGCCGTATCATCTGATGATATGAAAGCAATTATAAAAAACTATAGCGATTTAACTCCTGCTCTATTAGAGTATTCAGCAGGAATTAGAAGCGCCGCTAATATAGAAGATTTATTAAAAGCTAAACAAAAAGAACAAGCTGATGCATATAAGAAAAATATACAAGACCAAATAAGCAATAGCACTGATTTTTACACTCAAAAAATGGCAAAAGAAAATACATTGGCAACTCAATTAGAAGCTAACTATCAAATAGATTATGCAAAATATACAACATTCCAACAACTTAAAAATGCTGTTGATGTAGCTGTACTTAATAAGCAAATAGGATTAGTAACTCTTTCTGGAAAAATTTTAGCTGATGAATATTTAGCTGATGCAACTAATTATGGTAGTTTCGAGAATGGTAAAACTAAAATTTCTGATGCAGTTAGGTTAAATATTGAAGGTCTTAATGAAGACAAAATTAGAGCATTAGCTAAACAATACGGAATTGATGTTGGAAAATATGGCGATGGAGAAGCGGCAAAAGCAAAAATTACCGCAGAAGTCACTGGAAAAATAGTCCAAATGTATGCCGCAACTAACGATGGGTTTAAGAGTACATTACAAACTCAATTAGAATTGGCTAAAGCAAGCGTAGCTTCTATGGAAGGTAACGGACAAGACGGTGGTAGGGCATACATAAATGCACAAAATAGTATTGTAGCTTTACAAAAAGCTTTAAATGGTGGTACAACAACAGATACAAGTGGAATACAAAAAACAATTGACGGTATTCTAGGAAGTATTAATACTAGCATACCAAAAACTACAAAAGAATTAGATGCAGTTGATGCCGCTACTAAGAAAGCCGCTAGTACCGCAAAGTCAGAAGCAAGTGCCGCCGAGACAGCCGCTAATAAAGCCGCCGCCGCATTAAAAGCAAAGTATGAGTTAGAACGTAAGGTAATAGAAACAGCAAAAGATACTGGAAAATATGATGTTAATAAGATAGGATATTATACCGCATTAAATAGCCTACAAGCTAAATGGGCTAAATCTGCTTTAGACACAGAAGACAAATTAACATTACAAAAAGATACTTATGGTGCGCTTAAAGACTATCAAGACGATATTTTAAAATCTTCTTATGATGAACTTGCAAGAAGAGAAGACCTTAACATAATAGGAAAAGATTCAGAAGCTTCACTTCAAAATCTGTTAGAAATTCAAAAGAACTTAAATTCAAGTGGAATGACACTAGCAAATACAGCAGAAAAACAACTTGAACTACAAAAGAAAATCCTTGCAGTTAAAAAAGCTATTGCTGATTCTGAACAAGATACTCTTGACCATGATGTATCAATGGGAACAGTTCAAGAAAATAGTATTCAGTACGTACAAAGATTACAAGCTATATATGCAAAATTAAATTCAAGTAATATAGCAGACAAAAAAGATTTATGGGATTTACAAGAAAAAATTTATGATGCTGAAAAAGCTTATGCTAAAGAACAATTAGATAATGCTTCAAAAGCTATCGATAAGAAAATAGCGGCATACCAAAAACAACAAGATGCGATTGAGAAAACATATCAGAAACAAATAGATGCAGATGAAGCAGAAATCAAATCATTAGACAAAAAAGAAACTGTTCTTGAAGATTTATATCAACCACAACTTGATGCTATTGATGCCCAAACTAAGGCTTTAGAAAAACAAGAGAAACTAATGGAAAATATGTATCAACCACAAATTGATGCATTACAAAAAGTACTAGATGAAAAAGAAGCTGAAAATAATTTAACTGATAAATCTATTGCGCTTGAGAAAGCAAAACAAGATTTAGCTAAAGCTGAAAGTCAAAAAGTAAACCGTATATATAAACAGGGTGAAGGGTTTGTATTTGAAGCAGATAAAACTGCGGTTTCTGATGCTAAGAAGACTTTAGATGATTTAAATTATCAAGCAGAAATCGATGCAATAACTGCTCAAAAAGATAAATTACAATCTTCACTAGATTCAGAGAAAAAAGCGTTAGAAGACCAAATTACGACACTGAATGATTATAAGACTACATTACAAGATAATTGGGATGCTGAAAAGAAAGTCTTAGATGACCAAATTAAAACATTGAATACTCATAAAGATAACTTACAAGATATTGTTGATGCTGAAAAGAAATCTATACAAGACCAAATAGATTCTTTAAATGATTATAAAGATGAGTGGGATGAACTCGTAGATTATTACGATGAAAATAGTGATGAGTTTATTAAGAAAATGACTAATAATAATGTTAATGAGACAGGGTTATTAAAATCAAGATTAGCAAGTTATATTAGTCAAAATACTGACTTCTTAGATTTATTTACAACAAGTAATGATAATGAAAATTCTTTATTAACAGATAGAGAAGATTCTTACACAGAAAGTAATCAAGCATCATTAGTATTATATAATCAAAAGACAGCAGATTATTTAGCTAGTCAGACAAAATTCTTAGCACAGTTATCTGATGGTAATTCTAAAGAGAATGCTTTATTAACTACAAGACTTGCTAATTTAGATTCATTTAGGGCTAAATATGCAGTTTCACAAAATCAAATTGTTGCAACAAATAGTACAATAATTAATTCTAATGATAAGTTAGCAAGCAGTTATAGTAATGCGGCATCTGCGGCATCAAACTATATCGATTCACTAGCAAGCGTAGCCGCCGCTAAATCAAAGAGTAGTAGTAGCGCTCCTAATAGTAACTACGTTGCTCACGGGGCTTATGCTGATGGTGGTGTTGATACTAAGGGTGGATTAAATATGCTACATGGTACTCCAACAAGTCCAGAAACAATATTTAATGCAACTGATAGTAAGAAACTATACGATGTTGTACATAACAATAGTAATCTAGCAGAATACTTCACAAGCAAGATGGAAACACATAACTCTAAAATTACATCAAGCAATGATAAGAACGTTAATATTACAATTGGGGATGTCAACTTACACGAAGTTGAAAATCCAGATACAGCGGCTAAAGCTATCGTTGAGAAACTTCCAGCTAGTGTATTGCAAGCATTGTTTAGTAGAAGCGGTTCTTAATATACGTTAACATTTAGGAATATAGTTGAAAGAGAGTGATTGTCATGTGACATTTTTTAATAAATAATCAAAATTTATAGAGGGAGAAAATAATGGATATTAATGATAAAATGGTAAGTGTATTGTCGGAAACAATTGTTGATTCAGTTAATAAAGCGGTAGAAAATATCGATTATGATAAAAGTTTTAAAGCAATTGTTACGGCAGTACTAGGAAATAATCAATATAAAGTTGCATTTAATGGAGCAGAATATAATATTCCTGCTGGAATTAAAAATACAACATTTAAAATAAATGATTCAGTATGGGTTATGATACCACAAAATAGATGGGCTGATATGTATATATCTTCTAGTGTAATACCTAGCGCTACTGTGTTGCCAACACCTAATACTTGGATTGCTACAGCTACTACAATGGGAGATAGCAATTGGGGATACTATTTAACTATACCCAATTTTGTATTTACAGAGGGTTGTCAAGTAACATTTAAAGCCCCTATTGCTCCAATAGAAGGAATTTGGATATATGTAAGTATACCAAATGTTACTACATTTGGTATCCGTAAATTAAATGGGGAGTACCCAACAAGTGATAGTTGGGTAGCTAATGCAATGGTTACAGTGACTTTATCATCATCAGTAGTTTTAGATTATGGTAGTGGCTCTGCCCGTGGTGGTACAGCTTTTTTTAAAGGTGGCGCAGGAAGTATAAAAGATATGTATGACTTCCCATTAAGTATACAGACAGCCACACCTACGCCTGTGAATACTAATCATATATGGATAGCAAATGACACTAAGAGGATTTTAGTTATTGATGAAGCCGTCAGAGCAGGATATGATAATTATTATTGCGCTAAAACTAGTAACACAAATAATAAATACTTAAATCTTGTAACTACAAAAAAAACTACAGACGGTACAAAAATAACTATGTTCGATAACTATATTAATAGAGATGCTACCCCTTGGACTACTGCAAATAATGTAGCTTTTACAAATGGAAGTACCATAACTTCTTTATCTCAATTTCCTTTAATATATAGTAAAGTTAATGGTGCTGTTGATATGGAAACAGCTTATAGATGGGATGGTTCTGCTTGGCAATATTTAAGTCAAAAAGGTAAATATGTATTTTCTGGATTTACTGGTGCATCACCATATAATCATATGTATAATAGAAGTGGAAACGTTTTAATTCAACATTCAGATATTATAGTGCCATATAGTTATCCTATCTATTCAAAATTTTCACCAGATGGAGTATATTTATTTGTTTCGATATACAGTTCCCCATATTTATATGCATTTAAAAGAATTGGAGATACTTTTACACAAATTACCTTTAATTTACATTTACAAAATTATATATTTGATATACAGTTTAGCCATGATGGTAATTACGTAGCACTTTGTACCTATTCTTTAGCTACATGTGATATTTATAAAAAACAACCAGACGGTTCTTGGGTATTTTTAACTTCACTTTCTGGTCAATATACATATTGTTGTGCGTGGTCACAAGACGATAGTTATCTTTCATTTAGTGGAAGATACAATTATATATATCTGTATAAAAAATCTGGTGATACATTTACATATTTAACAATTAATGTTATTGGGACGGCATCATCTTCATATTATAAATACAAAATGGAATATGATAGTACTGGAAATTTTATTGTATGTACATCTAACACCACACCATATATAAATTTATTGTATAAAACTTCTGAAACTACTTTTAATGTAATGGCAACAACTAACTATGGAGTACCATCCCAATATACAAATGTTAAGTTCCTACCAAATAACTATATAGTATTAGGGGCTGGTGGTTATTTATATATATATTCATATACATATAATACTTTCACATATATTAATACAATTGTAGTTGGTACTAATGTTAGTTCTTTAGATGTGAATAATACTGGGACTTATTTAATAGTTGGTGGTACTAATTATATGTATATGTATTCTATAAGTGGGGCAACACTTACATTAGTTAATACTATAGCTATATCTGGTACTGGGTATGGATGTACCTTATTAAATTAATGAAAGGAGATATTAATGTTTTATTATACATACGATATTAATGGTTACGTATTATCTAAATCAAATATACAACCAATTGATACTAAATATGGAATACATGCAATAGATTTTGATTTAGATAACTATGATATAATTATTGGTTCAATAGACGAAAACTATAATATTACATTTTATACTCAAAATCCAAAACCAACAGCAATACTAATACAAAACTTAACAATTTTAAAATCTAATTTATTAGATAGCGATAATATTATGCTAGATTTAGATTATAGATTAACATTACAAGAAAATGGATTGAAAGAAAGTGATATTACATGACATATAAATTGATTAAAAAGGTTATCGAAAATGGAGTTTACGATAAAGTTGATATCCAAAATAAGTTAGATGTTTTTATGACATTTAATCGTATCACGCAAGAAGAATATACTGAATTACAAAATTTAATAAACACGAAATAAGAGTTTCATTTAATTTAGAAAGGGGGTTTAATTATGGCATCACCATTATTATACCAAATAGTTCCATTTGATGCTAAATCAGCATTTGACTTTGTATTTTCATATAGTGCTAGTCAGATTTTTAAGAATAGATTAATCGTAAAAAACAATGTTACAAACGTAACTGTATATGATGTGACTACTGAAAGTAGACAATTACTATGTGAATTACCAGCAAATACATTAGTAAATGGGACTGCTTATAATGCACAATTATCCGTATTTGATTCAAGTAACAATGAAAGTACATTAAGTAATATTATATCATTTACTTGCTACGCTATGCCAGTTCTAATATTTAGTAATTTAGTTGCTAATCAAGTATTGGATAATTCTTATTATACCTTTACATTAAGTTATACACAAGCACAAGATAGAATACTAAATAATTATAAGATGACTTTATATAACAGTAACAGTTCTGAAATATTCAACACTGGTACTATTTATAACACGACTTCTTTATCACAAATAATTAAAAATTTTGATAATAATACAAATTATTTTGTTAAGGGTGACGGAGAAACAGTAGATGGTATGACATTTACTACTGGATTAGTTAGGTTTAATGTCCAATATATTACACCAGTAGTATTCTCAATGATAGAACCAGAAAATATGCCATTACTAGGAGAAGTTAAGATTACTTCAAATTTGTTATCAATTGATGGTTGGTCTAATCCAGACCCACCTACATATATTGGTAATAACCTTGTGGATTTATCCACTCCTAATACTTGGGTTATATTTGATAAAGGGTTTGACTTAACTAATAATTTTTTATTACAAATTAATCTTAGAAGTTTAACTCCTAATCAAATGTTTGCTGAATTTTCTAATAGTTTATGTTCTTTCCAATTATATTATATGGAATCTACATTTTCTGATTCAGATGGTTTGGTTGGATATATTAATTTAAAAACAAAAGGGAACGCATTAACATATACTATAAATAGTCAATATATTAAACCAATGAGTATATATGGGTATATTTACAATATTTGGATAAGAAAAGTAAATAATATATATGATTTAAAAGTAGCAAGTTTATCTATTACAATAGATGATATTAATGCTATGCATTCTACAATTAATGATATTATAGAAAAGGATGTTCATATTGCTACATTTGATAGTGATATGCAAAATATTATATAAAGGAGAAATATATGTCAAGTACAAATAAGACATCTGGCTTAGACTTAACACAATATATTGGTGTTGACATTTTTAATCCTTTAGAAGATTACAATGTTGATATGGGTAAATTGGATACTAAAATAACAGCCCTATCAAATACAGTACCTATGAAAACTATAGCAGACATAACATATTATGTTTCTACAACAGGATTATACACAAATGATGGATTAACAAGTGGCACATCATTTCCCACAATTAAGTATGCTATTGATAAAATACCACAAGTTGTTAATCATGTTATTACAATTAATGTAGCGGCAGGAACTTACCCAGAAGATATAGTAATAAGCGGATTTTCTGGTAAAGGGTCTATATACCTTATCGGGTCATCCACACTAGAAACTGCCTCAAATTACAATGTATTAAGTTGTGAAATTGATAATTGTAGTTGTGTTGTTGAGGTTAAGGGGCTTAATTTTACAAGTATTCTAAAACCAAGTTTTTGTGGAAACTATTGTATGAATGTTAGACTATTCTATACTAAAGCTATTTCTATATCTGATACTGGCGTACTTATTGTTGGTTCAAAATCAGTCATTGCTTTTTGTATTATATCAAATAAGAAACAAGCGATAGGCGCTGATAGTAACTCGGAAGTATATACAACAGAGGTATCTGGTATAAATAATATAGTTTCCTATTCATCACTCGCAAACTGTAAGATAACCGCTATGAGTATAATGGGACAGTTATCTGGACGTATTAACATGCAATATGGTGGAGAAATTATTGGTTCTGATGGTAAGTCTACAAGTGGTTATAGCCCTAACCTGTTAATTAATGGGGATTTTAAAGTCTGGCAACGTGGAACAACATTCAATTTAGCAACTGGGGGATATACAGCAGACAGGTGGAAGATATATACTGACAGTTCAATGACAAATGTTGCCTATTCTGCAAAACTGTATTGTTTAAACAGACTTGGTGGAAACGGAACATTTAGTGCTATATGTCAGTTCATAGAAGATTTAAGTATTATTGGTAAAACTGTTACTATGTCTGCAATGATTGACGGAGTTGTTTATTCAGTTACAACTGTCTTAGGCTCACAACAAAGCTTCATTGTTAAGTCTGGAATTTTGGAATTTGATATTGGAACAGCGATTTATAGTAATGTAAATCCTGCCGTAAATATAGCGTTTCTTGATAAACTTGACCACCAAGTATCATGGGTGAAGCTTGAAGTAGGTTCTGTCCCTACACCATATGTTCCCCGTCCAATAGCAGAGGAACTTGCAATGTGTCAGAGATATTTTATTTCATGCAAGAAGGGCTGGGAATCAACTAATGTCTACCAAATAAGTTTGAATGACATATATGCTAATTTTAATATCCCAGAAATGCGTGTTGTTCCGACTGTTAATGTTGATGGTTCTAAGATTTATGTTAGCGGTCAGAATACTAATGGAATAACAGGGTTTACTATAGATTCACATGGAGCAAGCATGGCTCTTATTTCTTTGCATGTAGTAAGCACTAATAATTCTGTTAACGTGTATGGTTTACAAATAGCTGTAGATGGTGCTATAACTCTTGATTCAGAAATATACTAAAATAAAACAACTTAAAAAGAAAGGGGTGAATATATGTCAAGTACACATAAAACAGACAATGTGCCTTTAACACAGTATGTAGGTATAGATATCTTTAATCCACTAGAGGATTATAATGTTGATATGTTTAATATATCAAGTGCAATAGGTTGGATATATGATGATTTTGATGCATTAGACAATAAGTATCCATTAAAAACTGTTGAAGATATTACATATTATGTTTCTAAAGGGACTGGATTAGATGATGAAAATGACGGATTAACTTCTGACACAGCATTTTATAGTATAGCTAAAGCAATAAGTATGATTCCTCAAATTGTGAATCATAATGTAACTATTAATGTTGCCGCAGGAACTTACATAGAAGATGTCACACTCGAAGGATTTGTAGGTAAAGGGACGATTACATTAAAAGGTTGCGAAGCTTTAGGTTCACCAACGGAGTATAAAGTTAATAGCGTATTAGTACAAAGATGTACAGTATTAGTTTCAGTAATTGGTTTAAATGCTGTGTCTTTTAAAACAGGGTTTGGTTCATTTACTTCAACCCTATGTTCAGAAGTGTATATTAATACATGTATATCTACATATATAGATGCAACAAAACCTCATTTTGGTATTTTATCATGGGGTTCAATCACATATGTAATTAATAGTACATTTTCAAATTCTAATGGGATATACACAGGACTTGGTGGGACTTTATATTTAGAATCAGTATCTGGGACTAATAATCTTGTTGGTATTACTGTAGCTAATGGAAGTACAGCTATTAAGTCATTTGGTGTTATTATTACTGGCAACATAGACACCAGTATTCAAGCTGGAAGTCAAATTATAGGTTCTGATGGTAAGTCTACAAGTGGTTATAGTCCTAATTTACTTATTAATGGAGACTTTAAGATTAATCAAAGAGCATTATCTAGTTATACAACTGCCAATGCTTATTCTGTTGATAGATGGTTAAATTATGGTGTTAGCACAACTATAACACCTATAACAAATGGATTGACAATTTCATGTTTGTCAACTAGTGATAGCAATCTAATCATGCAATCAGTAGAAGATTATGCTAAGTTCTCTGGTAAGACTGTTACATTGTCAGTAAAATATAGTGCTTTGTCTTTAGGGACAAATACTAAAATGACATTAGCTATTAGTGATGGCATTAGTATGTATTCTGTTGATACAACTCAATCAAGTGGTATCATTAGCGTTACGCATATACTTCCAAGTAATATTACAAAATTATGTGCGACACTGGTTAAATATGGAAACGGAACATCATTTTCAGTAAATGTAGAATGGGCTAAACTTGAATTAGGTTCTGTACCTACACCTTTTGTTCCACGTCCAATAGCAGAAGAACTTGCAATGTGTAAGAGGTATTATGAATCATTTCTTTGTACTTCTATTGTTACGGATAACTCATATGGAACGTATCGCTACTGCTCTAGTATACCCTTGGTAGAGAAAAGAATATTTCCAACTCTAAAATTTGATTCAGCAAATATTCTTAATATTGTTATACTTAATGCATCGCAAATTAGTTATGATAGTTCTGCTTCTAATAAATCATCAATACTTCCAACGGTTTTACAATCAGCTTTTACTACTACTGGAGCTAATGGGGTTATTTTTATAGGTTCAGCAGATGCAGAAATTTATTAAAAAAGGAGAACTACAAATAATGGAAATTAATATACAAACACACAAAGCTTATGCTAGTGTAGATTCTAATAATATTGTAACTAAATTATTCTCTGATGTTTTTATACAACCAACTGATACGGACGTATTAATCATTGAAGGACAAGGAGATTCTGTAGTTTATATACAAAATAGTTATACATTGATGGATGAAAATCAATGTTATAATTATAAAATAGTTGATGGAAAAATAGTCACTAGAGATTTAGAAGAAAAACAATCTGATGTTGATTATATAAATCGTGTGAAAATACAAAAATTACAAGAGATATCAAATGCTTGTGAGAAAACAGTATATGCAGGAACTGATGTGACTACATCTTTAGGTGTAGAACATTTTTCTTGTACTGCAAATGACCAAACTAACATTTCGGCTTCTGCTTCTGCCGTATTACAAGGGGCAACGCAAATCCCATATCATGCTGATGGTAAATTATGTAGAGTATTTAGTGGTGAAGAAATCACTAATTTATATACAAGCGTTAAGTTATTTGTTACATATCAAGTTACATTCTGTAATCACTTAAATATTTGGATTAAACGTTGTACGACAATTGATGAATTGAACTCTATAACATATACTTCTAAACTCCCAAGTGATTTATTAGAAAATTTTAATACTATTATGGGTATAGTAGAATAGAAAGAATATGAAAAAGTTATTCGAAAATTTAATTTTGTTTTTAATTGGTGGTAGCATTTATTTCTTTTCTGAATGTATATTCAGAGGTTATTCGTTTATGCCTATGTTTATCGTAGGCGGTATATCGTTTCTATGTATAGGAGCATTAAATAATACAGTGTTTAATTGGAACACACCTTTATTAATACAACAATTTATATCAATGCTTATTATTACTTCTTTAGAATTTGCAAGTGGTATGATATTGAACGTTTATATGGGATTAAATATGTGGGATTATTCTAACCAATGGGGGAACATTTATGGACAGATTTGTCCAAAATTTATGATAATCTGGTTCTTTGTTTCTCTTATTGGTATTATTTTAGATGATATTATTAGATGGAAACTGTTTAAAGAAGAAAGACCGCATTATCAATTATTATGAAAGAATAGGGGGTGTAATATGGTATTTTTAGGTAATTCATTTTTCTTAGGGCAAAAGTGTATGAGAACTACCCCATCAAGTATTTCTCATATTGTAAAAATTAAATTACAAAATGGTATGTTCGATGAAGTATATATTGGTAAGGATACAAATACAACATATACAACAGATATAAATCCTACATGGGATTATAATACACTTTTACACGCATTTTTCAATGGTAATTTATATGCTGGTAATGTAGATTTCCAATTATCACAAGTAAGTTCTATAAGAATAAAACGTAGAGTAACTGGTGAATATGAGTATACTACATTATTTGAGATACCTATTAAGGTAGAATCAGATTTACGTTTTACAAGATATGATAGATTAGCACAATCTGGAATACAGTATGATTACATAAGCGTTCCAGTACTAAATAACGTAGAAGGTAACTCTAGTGTTAAGAGCGTTTTAAGTCAATTTGAAGGTGTATTTATTGTTGGTAAAGACCAAACATTCAATACAATATTAAATGTTGCAATCACTTCACAAAAGAATAGACCATCTTCCATTATCAATACAATAGATAGAAAATATCCATATGTTGTTTCTAATGGATTAAATAATTATTATAGCGGTACAACAACTGGTATGTTCTTAGAAACAGAAACAGATAATTTCACATGGAAATATTATGATGGGTGGAAACATAGAGCCGATTTAATGGATTTTTTATGTGATGGTAAGCCTAAAATTCTAAAGCATTATGATGGAAGAATTTGGATGATATCTGTTGTTGAAAATCCAACCGAAACAGTACAAGAACAAAATGATATTGTAATTACTTCATTTAACTGGACTGAAAGTGATGATTATAATTCAACTAATGCGTTATATAATGGTGGGTTTATTGAAGTTAATGTTGAGGGGAGATGATAATCAATGCCATATCAAGTACAGCAAGAAGACATTAGATTATTAAAACAATCTCCAAAGACTAATTATGTTTCGTTAGAGTTACAAAATAACGTATTTAAAACAATAGATAAAATGGAAGGTCAACTTGTATCTGATTCATATACAATTGATGCAGATTCTGATATAAGAAGAACCTTTACACTTACATTAGTTGTAAGTGATTCAAGTTTTAACATAGGAGAAAATTCTAAAATATGGTTGAATAAATATATTAAAATTACTATTGGTACTTTTAATTTAAGGACAGAATCAATCGTATGGTATCCCGTAGGTACATACCTATTTACAGATACTAACTATAAATATGATTCAGTTTCTAATATATTAACATTAACTTGTGTAGATTTAATGAGTAAATTAACGGGATTAAGAAACGGGCAACTTACTGGTTTAACTACCTCAATACCACAAGGTTCTGTACTTCGTGATACGATAATTTCAGTAATCACACAGTTAGGTGGATTCCCAAATTATAGAATTGAGGATGCTGGAAAACCAATACCATATGACTTGAATTTTTCAACTGGGGCAACTGTTTATGAAATTCTTACGACACTAAGAGACTTATATGCAGGATATGAAATGTTCTTTGATATTGATAATGTGTTCGTATTTCAACCAATACCAACATGTAAAGATACAGATTATTTTTTAGTAGATACAGACTTAAAGGATTTAGTTATTTCAGAAGAAGTAAGTAACTCATTTTCTGATGTTAAGAATGTCACAGAAGTTTGGGGTCAAAACATTGAAGCTGATAGATATACTGACAGTGTAACTATGAGTGGAGATACATATACTTTAACATTTACTTCCGCAATAGTTTTAAGTAATTATTTAGATATATCTTTTAAAGCATCAGCAAATAATGTTGCAAATGCAAAGATTAAATTTAACACAAGTACTGTATATAATATATTAGATGAAGATGGAGTAAATATTATAGCTAATAGGATTGTGGCAGGAAAAACGTATGTAGTTAGATATAGTAATAGCACAGTTAAATTATTAGGTCAAAATCAAATATATGCTATTTGGAAAGATACCAACGCTGATAGTCCATATAACATTAATAAAATTGGTGAGATTTGTCAAATATTTAGCGGTGGTGACTATGAAAAAATATATTCTGACGACCTAGCTTTAGAACGTGCTAAATATGAAAACTGGTTAAAAACAAGATTACAAGATGCGACCGTGTTAGAAATGATTAATATACCTTGGATGGATGTAAATAAAAAGATTTTATACCAAAGTAAAGTAACAGGAGTAACACAAGGATATATAACTAAATCAATTAATGGCTCAACAACAACTGGGACGATGACAACTAATATTATAAAATATTACCCATTGTATCCAGACATTATATAAAAAGGAGATGAGTAAATGGCTTATACTGATTGCCCACTAAGTACGCTACCAACTACTATTGATAGTTTTCCTAGAAGACAGGATTTAACCCTTGCAGATTTGTCATTAGTACAAAGTTTTGAAACAAAATATGCAAGTGGAGATTTTGCTGGCGCTAACCAAATTATAGAAGATAACCCAACTTTAAAATTAAAAATTAACAATGCAGAAACATGGAATGAAATGAGAGATGCAATTATTGCATTAGAGCATATGTTCATGACTGACATTGAAGATTACATAACTAACGTAGCGCAATATCAAGGGACTTTTATACCATCAAAATCATATAAAAAATACGATATAGTTGATTATGTATTTAATGATGCTGTTAATTGTTATATGGTAAAATATAACAATACACCAGTTGGTACACTTCCAACTGATTTAAACTATTTTGCACCACAAACTCTTAGAGGTTTACAAGGTGTAAGTGGTATTGGTCTATCATTTAAGAAATTATGGATTGATATAACTGAATATAAGGTAGATGAAAGTGTGTCTTATTTAGGTGATATTTATCAATGTTTAATTCAAAATGTAGGACATAACCCATTAACTTCACCTACGTATTGGTTAAAAATTATGTACTTAACACCTCAAATTGTTACTAGCACAGATAAACCAACAAGTTTGAAATCTGGCGGCTATTGGTTTAAGATAGTTGCTTAATAGAAAGGGGATTAATATATTATGAATATTAAAGGAATTGATGTTTCAAAGCATCAAGGTAAAATTGATTGGTCAAAAGTAAAAGCAGATGGTGTAAAATTTGCTATGATTCGTGCTGGATATGGTAATTCTATATCACAAAAAGATACTTTATTTGACTATAATGTTACGAATGCTTTAGCTAACGGAATTGACGTAGGAGCATATTGGTTTAGTTATGCTGTTTCATCAACAGATGCACGAAAAGAAGCACAAGTGTTTTTACAAGTTATTGAAAAATATAGAGGTAAAATGAAATACCCAGTATGCTTCGATTATGAATATGATTCAGTCAAATATTCTATATCAAAGGGTGTGACACCTACTAAATCATCGATGACTAGCATAGCAAAAACATTTATGACAGAAGTTAAAAATACTGGATGGGCTACCATGAATTATACTAATATGGATTTTATTAGAAATAAATTCGATATGTCACAGCTAAGTGAGTTTGAGATATGGCTTGCAGACTACAGTGGCTCACCAGACGTTACTTGCGGTATTCAGCAAACAAGTAGTAATGGTAAAGTTAATGGGATTAGCGGCTCTGTAGATATGGATACAGCATTTAAGGATTATGCAAATCATCAAACTGCATCAGATGCAGTAAGTGATACAACTTCTGATTTTAGTATTTCAAAAGGTAATTCATATCAATTTAAAATTACATCAAGTAATACACCTAGCTTTATTTTAGGAACTGCTAATGTATTCACAGTCAGTTTAGTTAGTCAAATTGGTAAGGAATATTTATTTAGAATCACAGCGATTGGAAATTCTGGTCAAGCAAGCGGAGTATTCCTTGATGGCAAGAAGATTTGTATAGTTACCGTTAAAGAAGATATTGTAGTTTCTGATACACCAACTACATTAAATGTTTCTAAGGGTAAAACTTATCAGTTTAAATTAACGGCAGATAAAAAACCAGTTTTCACTTGTGGAAATGGTGGGATATTTATTGTTGATTTTGTAAAGTCAGAAGGTAATGACCATTTCTTTAAAGTAACAGCTATTGGGGATATTGGTCAATCAGCAGGATTTTATGCAAATGGTAAGAATATCTGTATAGGTACAATTAAATGAAAAAGATTAAGAAGAAACCAGAGTTTTCTAAGTTCGTAATTGGCGCTTTAGTTTCAACTTATTTTGTAGTTTTAATTCTAGGTATTTATGTAGTGATTAGTGCTTTAATACTATATCCAGAGTATGCCGTACAAGCATTAATGGCACTATTCACATATGTTGGTACTGTTAATGCAATTTCTATACCATTTTATTTGACTACTAAAAGAGATGAGAATCTACAGAAATATCCAGACATAAAGACAATAGATGATTTTAAATCTATGAACGATATCAGTTCAAATATGGGTGAAGACCTATCGAATATAAACAATACGGAAAAGTGAGGAATATTATATGAAAGAATTTATGAGTTTCGTTATTACAAATTGGGCATTAATTGTCGGTTTCATTTTTGTTATTATTATGGCAGTACAAAAAATCATGGAGTTTGTGGCATTACCTACAGATAAGAGAATGGCAGAAGTTAAAGAAAGACTTTTAGAATGGGTTAGAATTGCCGAAGCAGACCTTGGTAGCGGTACTGGTGTACTTAAACTTGCACAAGTATATAATACTTTCTGCGAAGCGTTCCCTTACCTAAAGAAATGGATTACAATTGATAAATTTGATGTTCTTGTAAAAGAAGCTTTAGCTAAAATTGAAGCCGCATTAACTACAGAACAAGCTAAAATTAATGCTTTCCATTTAAGCAAATAATAGAAACGATATATATGCCATTATGGGTAATTCTGTAATGGCATAATTATAAAAAGAAAAGTGAGTGATAATAAAATGGCAAATATGTCAATAAATAATTTTACATTTCATGACCATACCACAATAGCGAGTGTGGGGAATGAATTACATCTTACTAACAATATACAGACTGTCGATGTTGAAATTGTCGCCACTGGCACATTTACGGCAAATTTTGAAGGCAAAGGTTTATCTGGTGCATGGTATCCTATTGTTGGGGCTGATTTATCTACATTAAATTTAGCAAGTAATACTAATGTTACTACAGCTTTATGGCAAATAGATTTAACTGCGTTGGTATCTTTTAGAATTAATTTAGTACAAAATGCAGGAACTGTTTCTGTATATGGAAAGGTAGTGGGATAATGGCAGTAGATAATATTGCAAGAGGTTTAGCAAATTCTGCTGTAATTATTGCGCCTACTAATGTATTTACAAGTAATGCATTAAGAGATGATTATTTTACATCTAATCCATCTGAAATAAAAGATAAACTATATTGTTTCAGTAATGGTCAATTACAAAGATATACAAATGGCGCATGGGTAGATTCAAGTCCTGCTATTAAAGGTGAGCAAGGGAACATGGGTATACAAGGTGTAAAAGGTGATACTGGTGCACAAGGACTAACAGGAGCACAAGGTAATACTGGAATTACAGGAGATACTGGTGCGCAAGGTATACAAGGAATAAGCGGTTTACAAGGGGTTCAAGGTTCTGTTGGAGACCCATTCAAAATTACTAAAACATATACTTCTATTTTAGAAATGGATGCAGATTATACTAATTCAGATATAGCTATAGGTAATTTTGTATTAATTTCATCAACAGTTGATGACATAGACAATGCTAAAGTATATGTAAAAGACCTTACTGCATACTCTTTTGTAACTGATTTATCTGGTATTTCTGGAATCAAAGGCGAAGATGGGTTACAAGGTATTCAAGGAATTGCTGGTATACAAGGCTCTATTGGAAACACTGGGTTAACTGGTTCACAAGGTATCCAAGGAGTTAAGGGTGATACTGGTGATACTGGTTTAACAGGCTCACAAGGAGCACAAGGGGCACAAGGTATTCAAGGTATTAATGGGGCTACTGGTGAACCGTTTAAAATTACTAAAACATATACTTCTATAGCATTAATGAATGCAGACTATTCTAATGTGAGTGTAGTTATAGGCAATTTTGTATTAATATCTTCTACCGTTGATGATGTAGATAATTCAAAAATATATGTAAAAAATTCTAATGAATTTGCATTTGTAACGGATTTATCTGGTGCAACTGGTATACAAGGTGAAACAGGATTAACAGGCGCACAAGGTATACAAGGAGCACAAGGGATACAAGGTAATCAAGGATTAACAGGGGTTGAATCTAGTTCAGCTTATACATCTGCCGTATCTTATGGATACACAGGGACTGAAAGCAGTTTCTATACATTATTAGCTAAGACTTCTTATGTTTCAATTCCTGCAACAGCTACTTATGCTAGTGGAATTGTTACTATAACTACACCAGTAACAACTAATAGATTTACATTCATTGCTCCTAGTGATTTTTTAGTATCTGATACATATAAGCTAAATGGAACAGCTATTGTAGTAAAAGACTTAAAAGGAGTAGCCTTAACTGGTGGATGGGTAACTGGCTCTCCAATAGAGTTAACAGTATCTAATTCATCAGCTTTTTTTAAGAAAGGTAGTGGTAAGCCATTAGTAGTTACCACAGGAGAATGGACTGTTAGAACCGCCGTTGAAACAAATAAGTGGTATGGTGTATGTTATGGCAACGGGTTATTTGTTTCTGTATCCGTTATTGGAACACATAGGGTCATGACTTCACCAGACGGTATAACATGGACGGGCAGAACTGCCGCAGAAGCTAATAGTTGGACTGTTGTATGTTATGGGAATGGTTTATTTGTTGCAGTATCAAGAGATGGGACGCACCAAATTATGACTTCACCAAATGGTATAACATGGACATATAGGACTGCTCCAGAACTAAATTTGTGGTATTCTTTATGTTTTGGCAATGGGTTATTTGTTGCAGTTTCTCAAAATGGCACGAATCAAATTATGACTTCACCAGACGGTATAACATGGACAGCTAGGGCTTCTATCGAAGCTAGTTCTTGGCATGGGATATGTTATGGTAATGGGTTATTTGTTGTGGTTGCTCAAACTGGAACACATCAAGTTATGACATCACCAGATGGTATAACATGGACTGCAAGAAATGCCGCAGAAGCTAATTATTGGATAAGTATATGTTATGGGAATGGATTATTTGTCGCAGTTGCACAAACTGGTACGCATCAAATCATGACTTCACCAGATGGTATAAACTGGACAGCTATAACTGCTACTGAAAATAATACTTGGGGAAGTGTGTGTTATGGTAATGGATTATTCGTTGCAGTTGCACAAAGTGGAACACATAGAGTTATGACTTCACCAGATGGGATAAACTGGACAGCTAGAACTGCCGCAGAAAATAATGTATGGGTATCTTTGTGTTATGGTAATGAAATATTCGTTGCAGTTGGCGCTGACGGTACTAACAGAGTTATGACTACTAATATCGTTTTAAATTAAAATTTGATAATTTCATATTATAATATGAAACATCACAAAATTATTAATACTATAGGATTAAGACAAATTTTCTATAGTATTTTTTATTCGCAATATATACAAAAATAAAATATTTTTATGTACACATATAAACAATAAATTATAAGGGGAAAGGTGAAAAACATATATGTCTAGCAATGTTTTAGAAAATTTTATATTTCATGAAGATAATAGTGATATAGGAGATGGCAATATTCTCACAATAACAAACAATATGTCAACTGTTAATTTTGAGGTTATCTCTTCTGATGATAATGATTTTGAAGCAATGGTATACGCTCAACTTGTTGATTCAGACAGATGGTATAATTATCCATGTTTTAAGTTACCTACATATGAATTAATAGATAATTCATTTAGTGAAAGTGGCTATATTTATACCGTTGATGTTAGTGCAATTTCTAAAATTTTTATTAGATTACTTAGCAATACTGGACTAATTTCAATTTATGGAAAAGTGGTGAGTTAATGGACAGTGTAGCGAGAGGATTGGCTTCAAGAGTAAATAATACTGGTAGGCTAAAAGGCTCTTATAAAGGGTATCTTAGCACAGCAGAAGGTGTTGACACAACTGCAAGCGGTAACAATAGCCATTCAGAAGGATATTGTACTATTGCTTCTGGCGAAGGTAGTCATGCAGAAGGAGACCAAACAACTGCTTCTGGTACTTGTTCTCATTCAGAAGGTAGAGATATAACTGCTTCTGGTCATTTTAGCCATGCAGAAGGTAATGAAACAATTGCTTCTGGTACTTGTTCTCATGCAGAAGGATTATCCACGATTTCAAACGGGTATGATAGTCATACAGAGGGATATGGTTCATCCGCTTCTGGTAGTAGTTCCCACGCAGAAGGTGAGCATACATTAGCTTATGGTGATGATAGCCATGCAGAAGGATTAAATACAACTGCAAGCAGTAATTATTCTCATGCAGAAGGTCAATATACATTAAGTGCAAATGGAGTTATGTATAACATAACTGCTTATAACAATACCAATAAAACAATCACACTTAATAATGTAACAGGATTAAGTGTTGGTGATAAGTTACAAATTAAAATCGTACTTGATATGTCATTATCTAATATTAGTATTACAAAGATTACTGGTTTGGTTGTTACTTTAAATACAACATTAGTGATTAGTTCTAATTGGTTGTATGCTGTTAAATTATCTTCTACGATGGGGGCAGTCCATTCAGAAGGATACAGTTCATTAGCTTGTGGGCTATACTCACATGCAGAAGGTGGAACTACATTATCAACTGGCGAAGGTAGTCATGCAGAGGGTGAAACTACAATTGCAAGTGGACGTTGTTCTCATACAGAGGGTGGTGCGACTAAAGCAAGTAATACTTGCTCCCACGCAGAAGGAAGTTCTACAACATCAAGCGGTTTATATTCTCATTCAGAGGGACAAAATACAGTAGCAAGTGGGTCTTGTTCACATGCAGAAAACGGTGGTGCAACTGCAAGCGGTCTTTGTTCTCACGCAGAGGGTTCTCTTACAAAAGCAAATGGAGATTATTCACATGCAGAAGGTGGCGCAACAACATCTGATGCATTTTTTTCTCACACACAAGGAACGTATAATAAAGTATTAACTGGAACTCCAACGGCTTATTCCGCAACGGCAGATGCTTTTGTAATTGGAAATGGAACTAGTGCTAGTGCTTTATCTAATGCTTTTAGAGTAACTTTTAATGGTAAGACTTATGGTCTATCTGCTTTTAATACAACTGGCGCTGATTATGCTGAATTATTTGAGTGGGAAGATGGTAATCCAGATAATGAAGATAGAGTTGGATATTTTGTAACACTTAATGGTGAAAAAATAAAAAAAGCTACATCTTTAAGTGATTATATTATAGGGGTAATATCAACTAATCCATCTATAATTGGAGATAATTATGCAGATGATTGGAACGGTAAATATGTTACTGATAAATGGGGAAGAATACAATATCAAAATGTACTTGTTCCTGCAACTGATACACAACCAGAACGTTTAGATTATGTCCCAGTACTTAATTCGTCATGGGATTCTTCACAACCTTATACTTCAAGAGAAGACCGTAAAGAATGGGGAATTGTAGGTATGATGGGTAAGTTACTCGTCATAGATGATGGGACTTGTGAAGTAAATGGATATTGTAAACCAGTGAATGGAATAGCTACAAAATCTGATAGTGGATATAGAGTAATCAAAAGAATAGATGATACGTGCGTTAAAATTATAATAATTTAGCAAAATGGGATATAACATTTTATTGTTATATCCCATTTTTTATGCGTTTTTATTTCTGTTTTAATAATCTTTTAGCTATTCTATAAACCCATTCTTTATGATAGTCTAAATTAAACCCAGTTGAGTAATCCCAATCTTTAAATTCTTTATAGAACTCGGTATTTTCGCTTATGTCTGGATAAAGTTTTTGCAGATTAAAAAGTTCTTCACTCCATTGGGAATAAACTGCATCGTCTATAACATTTTTATCCAATTGATAATAGATGTATGAATGTACCAATATTTGTCTACGTCTTCTCTTAATTAATTCTGTAATTTTATTAATTTCAATTTCAGTCATTATTTTACCACCTAAAATTATTTTTAGTATTTTGTATATTCTATTTTTAAAAGCATATAATATTATCAGTAACCCATATAAATTAAATAAATAGGAGATTGACAACATGGCTAGAGGAAGAAAACCATTACCTAAAGATTACGAAAAACTCATTGCGGAAATCAATGATAAAATTGCCCGTTACACAAAGAGGATTGAAGAATTTGAAACAGAAAAAGAAGAGTTAATGCAAGGTAGGAAACAGAAAGAACTAGAGACTTTGTATAATACGATGTTATCCACTGGCAAAACAGTTGAAGAAATCGTAACTTTAGTACATGATAGTTCTAAGAAATCCAAATAATCTAACTTTAAAATACTATAAAGTCTTTTATTGGCTTTGTAGTATTTTTTTAGCCATTGACTATTATCCATGATTGTGATATGATATATACATAAATCTATATATAAAAAAGGAGAAATGATTAATGTCTACCATCGGCAATAGTACAAACATAAGTGAAGCCTTAGTAGAAGAAGAGTATGATAATAGAGAATTTAAAAGAGGGGAAATTTACTTCGTTAATTTAGAAGATATGGGTTATGGCTCACGATACATTCAAATGAAAACCCGTCCTGCTCTAATAATTCAGAATGATGTCGGCAATAGTCACAGTCAAACAATGATTATCGCATTACTTACAACTTCCGATAAGAAACCTTATCCATTTCAATATCACTTCCCTCTTAATGGGAGAATATCGGTTATTATGTTCGAACAAATTATGACTGTTGATAAGTTTCGTATGCTGAATAGATGTGGAGCATTAACTCATGAACAAATGATAGATGCCGAACAAAAACTTATGTATTCGTTACAACTTAATAGAATGTCACTTGAAAATATTATTGACTTTGATATTATGAGTGTAAATTCCAAAACAACTAATTTTGGAAATGTTACTTACTTCGAAATCGTGATACATTTTCTAAATAATCAAGATAGAATAATCAATATATCGTTAGATAAATTGCAAGAATACAACAAGGTAGTTACTAAAAGTATAAAATTTATTAAACTAAAGAAACTGCTAGATTGTTGCAAAGGGTTGAATTGGTTAGTTAACAACAACGAAATTTAATAATTTATTTTTTAGAAACATTAGTAGAAATATTACTAATGTTTTTTACTAGTTTCTGTTCATTATCAATTAGAATTGACATTGCTTGTGCTTTAGTGAAACCGACTTCAACTAGAGCATCATATTCATTTTTCTTTGCTAATGCGCCAATATGGAATAACTCTTTATTATTTGCATAATCAGAATATACAGTCATCAATTCTTTGAGGGCAGTATAAACAATTGGCTTATATGCTTCGACTAATCCGCTAATAGCTGTAGGGTCTTTTAATAGTTCTTTAAATAATTCATCCATAAGTAATCTCCTTTTGATGTAAGTCATCACCTTATTTATTGATATTAGATTTAAGAAATTCTTCTCTAAGTTCAGTCTCGTTTAGATTATATTTTTTAATAATATAATCTAAAAGTTCAGTTTCATCTATAGTTATTCCAGAACAAAATGGACAATATTCCTTCTTTAATCCAATCTCATCCATCATATATGATGGGAAGTATCCTTCATAATCATTATCTTTTTCATTATCATGTACAACACATTCATCACATATATCTCTTCCGCAAGAATTACAGTGAGCAACAGCTTCTTCATATCTTGATTCACCACAAGAATCACAGCTATAATAATCTACACTCATTTTACCGTTACCCATTCTTTTACGATGACTTTATGTTCTGGAATAATTTTTTCGTATTCATTCTTTTTAACTTCATAAGGCTGAGAATAATATTCATTTTCTTGACATTCTGTAAGTCCACATTCCCATTCAACGCAAAAATACTTATCTAAAAGTTGAATATATGATGTTACAGAACGAGACCAACGTCTATCATCCCCCTCTTCTCTTTCAACCTCATAATCAACTAAATTACTAATTTCTCTTTCTGTGAGTTTTTCTTTATTGGTAATTTTTTTAATCATAATTTCTTCAAAGTGGGTATCATAATATTCTTCTTCTTGTTCTTTAGCTAATTTAGCTTTGGCTTTTTCTGCTTCTTCTTTTGCTTTAAGTTCTGCGCTTTCGATATCTTTTTGTTTTTGAGTAGGTAACTGTGCTATAATATAAGTGTTCATATCTCGCCATGTTTTAAATGAATCATTTAATGATTTAATTTTCCAATTAGTCTCAATCAATTCATTCCAATAATTATCCATATCTTCTTCTGTAAGATTCATGGATTTTAATAGCGCTTTGATTTCTGTTTTAGTAGCCATTTATTTCTCCTTATTTCTTTTTAAAAAGATTAATGAACCAATTAGCAATTTTTAGAATAAAGTTCATAAAGCCATTCGTGACTGGCACAATAATATCTTCCTTTGGCTCACCAGTAGAACCCCATGCTTCATCAATTGGGTAAGTATAAGGTAATATAGCTTGGTCTTTTACACCCCAGTTAAGACCCCAACTATTAGAAATTAACCAACCAGTTTCATTCCATCCGTAAATTGTTAATGCGTGATTCCCTGCTAAATCAGAACCTTTTTCAATAACCGCTTGTACAGAACCATCTGCATTTATTATCACACTAAATCCATTGTCATTATACCACGGGACACCGATGCCTACATACCCATAGTTCATGATTGCCGATTTAATTTCATCTGGTGTAGTAACTTGGAAATATGTAAGAATTTTATTAGAAGAAGCTAAAGCATTTAACTTATCCACTCCAACTTCTTGTAATTTATCGGTAAGTTCTGGAACTTCAAGATTATAATCAAAGTCTTCATTGAAAACATCCCCAACAGTTTGTAGCGTTTTAAACATATCTCTTAGATACATTCCTTGCATAGTAAGGTCTGGTCTATTAGCATATAAAAACCCAACTGAAAATCTCTTAAACACACCGTTTCTAATCAAATACAGTTTTTCTCTTACATATCCACCCATATGAGGAACACATGAATTTATATTACTTTGGTCTTTATCCTCGTTCGGTTGCCCAATCGTATATGTTTTAGGAAATACTACGGTTTTTGCAACGCTTAGTTTATAATCTCTTGTATCTACCTTTGGTTTTAAAGCACCTAACTCACCAGTAAACATTTGAGGTTTATTTACATTATCCATATTTTATCTCCTTTTTATATTTCATTTCTCATTCTTATACCTAATATACTTCTCATGACTGATTCTTTAACCATTTTATAATGAGTATAATCTGGAAAAATATTTTCTGATTCTTTTTCTCTTATTGCTTGTAAAGCCCTTGCTACATCAACCATTACTTCATTTACTGGTCTATAACTTTCTTCTGGATGCATCATAATATCTACACCAATATTTTGTAATTCTCTAGCAACATTATCAATATTTTTCTGTCTATAATCTTCTTTGCTAATATCGTCATAATTCAAATTATTCACCCCCTCTCATTAAGACTGACCACAATATATAGTGGTGTCACCTAACGACAACCACAACATGTAGACCTAAACTGTGAATGAAATACGAATTTGATTTCACAGACAGCCTACAGTACCTCTAGTTTTATCTGTGTGACCTCACAAGCCGTTTGTAGGGATTCGGAGTATAGTTTTAAGTCTGAAATTACGTAAGCTGATACGGTCATCTAATGCCAAGTTTAGATTTGAGTTCAATAATTTTTTTATTTATATCATTTTCTTCTTTATCTACTCTTCCTTCTTCTTCTGTATATTTAATGACTTCATCAATATATTTTCGGAATTTAATTAATCCATCATGATTATACGCATCAATTAATTCATAAATACTTCTACCAAGACCATAACCATAATCGAGACCATAGTTAAGGTTATAGGCATCCTTATCTGGCTTCGGTACATTGATGCTTAATTCAGATTTTTGCTTTTGTAATGTTCTAATTTGCTCAATTAAATTACACTCTGGTAAATTCTGGTCTACTGAACAAATATTTTGCTTAATTACTGGTTGTGTTTTATTTTTGTTCCAAAACATTTTTGTTACTCCTTATAATTCAAATTCAAATTCTGTACCAATTAAATCTTTTAAACTATTGTTAATTTTATTAATTTCGTTTGTTCTTATCATATCTGCATCAGATATACTATATTCTGCTCTAACTCTATCAATAATATCTTTCATTATTTCTTCCTTATTTTTATTAGCTAAATATTGTAGACTTTTTTCAATACAATTATATTTACCAGTATCATTAAATATAAGCTTAATAATCAATGTACTACCTTTTATATATTTATTAATAAAAGGTATTTTATGGTAAGTTTGTATTTCAGCGCCTAAATAATCATGAAATGGTCTTTCATAAGTGCCAACGTTAAATCCTGCATTTAATATTTTAAATTTCATTTTTCAATTCCTTCGGATTAATAATCACAATATTTTTGTTCATACCTTTAGCGTATTTTACACATTTTCCAGTACCGCCTTTAGTCCCATCCCAAACAGCAATAACAATATCTGATTTATTTACCATATATTCATTACGCTTTTGCATTTTTTCAATATAATAAATATCTTCTTTTTGACCATCGACTTTGTATCCTTCTATCCTATCAACAAGGGTAAGGATATCTGCTTGATATAGTTGCGTTCTCCATTTTTGAAAATCTTGCTTATTCCATAGGATATATTGTCTTTTAAATGGGACTGCAATTTCAGTTATAATATTTTTATAGGAACTCTTTAATTTATTACAAACATAAAATGCCATTTGGTCAACACCTAGCGCCCCACCACAAATGAAGTGAAATTCTTCTCCTTCATTTTCTTTAATTATTTTTGTTACGGTTGTTGTAATAGCAAGAATAACATCTTGATTTTTAGGTATATCCCAATTATAACCACCGAGTTTATTAGGTCTATGCCCTGTAAAACATATAGTAATCATTTATTCTCCGCTATAGCTGTTAAAATATCTAAGACAATTGCATTTACTGAACTTTGAACCCCATCAATTGCTGTATATTCTATATTATATTTATTTAAAATATCAACTAATTCAACAGCTATTTCATCAGATTCTTGTTCTGTTTGATTCCTACCATTTGTGTCATATACTTTTTTGCGATTGATAAAGTAATTAAGATTGTTATATTGAGATAATTCATCGATAACTAAATTATCTAATGTTCTTGACTTCTTACCGTATTTGTTATTATAAAGTACAGTAAGAATTAAAGGTCTATCAGTTACAATAACATCTACTTTGCCATTTACCCTAAATAATCTATGGTTCTGTTTAGCGAATATGTATAGTTCATCCTTAAAGGTCTCTTGCCTGTCTTCCCATACTAAGTCTTTAGCGAACTCTGTTACAAGTTCACAGCTAACTCCGAGCCATTTAAGGTGTGCAAACACATCTGCCATGATAGTGCTTTTACCAGATGATGGGCTTGCTATTAGATTAACTACTAATGTATTAGCCATTAAATTCCCTCTTTCTTAAAAGCCACTTTCTTGCATAGTTGCATCAAATAAATTACATTCCAAATGAGTATCATCAATTGCTATAATTTTAAGAGAACGATAATCCCATCTGCCGCAATAATCACCATTAAAATAAGAATTGTCACAATCAATAACTACTATTTTACTTTTTCTATTAAACGTACCATTTTTCTTTTTAGGGAAAGTTGAGATAAAGTCTACCATATTAACATTTTGTAATTTATTGACTTTAGCTATGACTTTATCTATGTTTTCAATATACTCTGATTGAGTTAAATATATTCTTGATAAATCATCAAATTCCCTATACCCAAGTTCTACAAATTCGTCTTCTTCATAATCTTCTTTAAGTTCATCCAAAGCCTTTAATATTTTGCTAAAATCATAGTCTATAGATAATTCATTTTTACCAATTGTTAATTTATCTTTCATTATTACACTCTTTCAATAATAATTTTTTACTAGTAAATCCTGCGGCTGAAAAATGTCCACCACCACCAAAAGATTCAGCAACTTTACTACAATCGACTGTCTTATCTGTTGAGAATAAGGAATAGGTGTACTGTGTGCCATCAAAAACATAAACAACCACAAATGGATATTGATTAATCTTATCTCCAAAAATCCAACTATTTGATTTTTTATTTATAACATAGCATTTATATCCTGCTAGTTCTGATTCATATCCAAAATTAGATAAATAATATTCATTATCCGAATCTATATATTTTTTGATAATATTTCCATCGTGAATAATATCGTCCAAAATATTTGTGTGTCCAAATTTATCTTCTGATAATAACCTATCCCATATTGGATTAGATGGTGTCATATTAAGGCTTTCAATCCCTAACTTGAAATATGTGGTCATATCTCCATATTTATAAATCCAACAATCATAATCAGAAACTAATTTAATATACATGGGACATTCTTCGAAACTTACGTTATATAAAAACATATAAGTTAATGCCGCACCAGATATCTTATCTTGGATTAAACCTTTGATATTATGTAAATTTTTATATTTTTTAATTAACTTTAGTGAAGATATATGGTGGTCACACCACACTATATTAGTAGTTCTATTTAGTATATTTTGGAATTGGTCTAAAGTTGGTTCTGTGAAAGAATAGTCTACTATGTATACCTTTTCATTATTAGATACAACATCTGGTAATGGTTTAGTATAATCAACTTCAAAGAAATCTTTTTTAGAAAACGCATACCCATGTTTCTCTTCGTAATTTAAAACAACTGATGCCGCACAAATACCATCCATATCATTATGATAAAAACATTTCATTAATTTATTCTCCTTATAATTTACATACTAAAATTTTACAATCCGTATCTTTAAACACATCTTCGATAATCTGCCTAACCATTCCCCATTGAAGCCTGTCTCTTGTGCAACCTAACTTGTAAATCGCTATTTTTTCAATCTTCTTTTCAATAATAATATCTCTCATCATTTCTAATGATTTAGTCAGCGATTCATATGTAGGCTTATTCCAATACTTAGATTTTGTTACCAAATTAAATACTTTATTTACTAGAATACAATCTGGATATGTACGCTTACCATTTTGATGTAGGTATTGTCTTAGATGAAATCTTTTTTGGAACTCAACCGCTATTCCTGCCCCTAGTTCATAATCAGCAGAAATACAATGTGCTAGATAATATTCATTTGGAAGATTGAATAAATTATATTTTATTTCTTTAATTTTCATTTTGTCCTTTCTAAACTGATTTAACTAATTCGTAATCATCAGCCGTATTTTCATTAATATAGTCTATCATACCTAAATATTTCAAATTATCCATACTAAATGTATTAACATTAACTTGATGAGTAATTTGATATTTAACTTTTGACTTTTTATTTATAATGGTATCTCCAATTTTAATAATTTTATATTCCATTGTAATGTCTCCTTTAGAATATCATACAAACTAATATTTGTACAATGTGTAAACTCTGGTCAATGTAAAGTGAATGCCAATCTGAAATATTAAGTTTCTTATACCATCCTCTACATTTCCATGCATCAATTAACATATGACCAAATACTAAGAATGCTAGTTTTAATGGGATATATGCGAATCCAAAAATCATAAGACCAAATGTAATACCGATACCCCAAATTGCAGAATGGACAAATAGTATATAATTACTCTTTGCCTTATAAGTTGCTAAAAATTCACTTTGAAGTGAATAATCCAATAATAGATTTATCCAATATAAAAAGATAAATATATAAAAAGGATTTTGTTTTATTTGTTCTAATAAAATATTCATTTGTGTACTCCTTTATTTATTCCCTATATATATTATAGTATATTTTAATTGTTTTGTCAAGTAAATTAGGAATTAAATTCTTTTATATTATATCCATAAGAATTAAGCCAATCGGCTACTAGATGACGATGGCAAAAATCTTCTGGTTTTTCGTAACAAATAAGGGCGATACTATCATGGATATTCATATTGTAATATGAAGTATTTTTCATCAAATCTGCTAAATCTTTAAGTACTTTTTTATAATCTAGTTTATCTAATACTTCTGATTGGAAATGTTCTATGTAAAAATCATTATCATGATTTTCTTTCCACTCCATAAAGAATTTATATTTAGGAGCAAGTTTCTTATATTCTAATCCATCCCATCCTTTAGGACTTTTACCACAAATTGCAATTGGAATAATGTTTGGTGTAAGATTCTTTATATTAGAAAAATAACTTGTATATATCATTTTATACTCCATCCTAAAAAGGGCAAGCTAACAAAAGCTTACCCTTTTAATATTATTTATTTACCGCTACTACCTAACATTCCCATACCACGTTTTGATTCAATCTTTTTTAAATCTTCATATGGAAGTTCTTCAATATTTGTTTTAGGTACTGGTAGTAGTAACGATTGGGTAATAGCTTTTTTATATGGATAAATTATTACATCATTTCCAAACTTTAATTTTATTGATTCTATTTGTTCATTCTTTTCTTTTTCGTCTTCTTTAAATTTTAGAATAATAATAAAATTATTTGTGGTATTAGTAATAGGAACTTTCCATTCGTTTCTAAATCCAGAATCAATTACTCCACAACGTTGTGCAATACCTTTTGTACCAGTTGAACCACGTTCTTTTAAAATCATAACATATTCATCTGAAAATGCAGATGCGATTCCTGTTTCAATCATGACTGTTGTATGAGGATTTATTACTAAATATTCTTGTGTAAAATTTGCATATATATCATATCCTGCATTTTCTATATCTTTATTTGGTATAACCCCATCACTTTTTACTTTTGAAAAATAAACTTTAATTTCACTCATATTAAAATCTCCTTTATTATATATCATTTTTTATAAATCTAGCGTTATTGATATCTCGTTTTCTTGGATTAATTAAATTATGTAGTCTCCTATGTTCTGACTTTGTTAATACTAATAAATTATTTACATCATTATTTAATTTATTGAAATCTTTATGATGAACTTCATATTTTGGTAATAGATACTTAATGCCATTAATTTCTACACTATTTTCTTTATTTAATAAATATTTTTCTGCAACTAATCTATGCTCAAAAACAAAATCATCATCATTCTTAAATGGATGATTAGGACATCTAATAAGTTTATACCCATGACTAATTCGTTTATCAGATTTCCATGATGTATTTAGATTTCCTTTTAACCCATATTGTGGATTATTTTTACCTTTAAATGTTTCTTTTTTATCTATTCCCATACATTTCCTTGAACAATAATTATGTTTAGATATACGTGATGGTTTTCTATGAAATTTTTTATTACATATTTCACATTCACAATTCACTTCGCTTTTCAACTACATCTACTCCATCCACATGACTTACATAAATTACATCCACCTTCAAATATTAATGGCTCGGCACATTGAGGACAAATACCAGTTTTTATTAGTTGCTCTTTAGGGTCAGCCACAATGCAAGAATCAATTATTTTAGTAGGTTGTTTAATAACTTGTGGAATGGTAATCTTTTTTGGTTTAATTTCTTCTTCTGTCTCATCGTCTTCTTCATCATCATCTTCATCATCTAATCCTAATTCGCTTCTGACTTCTTTATACATATCAATTAATGCATTTCCAATAGCCATTGGACAGCAAGCGCCTTTTGATGTATCATGTTTTAATACCGTTCTATTGGTATATGACGAACAAAGTCCACTACTATTTAATTGGTCTACGATGGTATAAATATTTCCGCCCAACCTAGCGCACAATGAAATTGTACGAGACAATCCAATCATGAAATTATTACAACCGCCACTCGAACCTTTATCAAAGAACGTTTCAAGTAAATCACCAGTCACAGGGTCAAACCATGCTGTACAATGTAAACTACCACAACCAGTAATTAATCTACGTTTCTTACCAATCTCATCATTATTTATTAATAAGATATCTCCACGTTTTAATTCTGTCAGTACTTTTTTATCTTTATTGTCATCTATAGAAGTTAATATTCCAGTACGTTTGCATCCATCAACATAAATTGTCATTCCTTTAAGCTTTTGTTCCCAACCATATAAATAAACTTTCTCTATATCATCTAATGTTGATTCTTTAGGTAAGTTTAAAGTAGAACTAATAGCTGTATCGATATGTTTTTGCATTGTTGATTGCATATCAATTCTATTTTTCCAAGGAATCATATCTGATGATACAAAATATTCTGGTAATGTTTTTGTATCATATTTTTTCATATACTCTGTTGCTTCGTCAATAAATACATCATAATAAACATCTTGATTTTTATGCAGTGTTTCTGTTTTACGTTTATAAGACATTCTAAATATAGGTTCACATCCAGTACTAACATTTAACATTGTACCAATGCTACCAGATGGTGCAATTGATAATAAAGAACAATTGCGTAACCCATATAATTTTAATTCTTCAATTTCATCATCCGTAAAATGTTCTTTAATGATTTTTGATTTCCAAACTAATTCTGTATATTTTGGAAATGAGCCTTTAGAAACTGCATTATCTGATGAAGAAATAACCGCGCTTCTAAACATTTCGTACAAAATACTATCTATAAGTTTTAATGATTGTTCATCTCCGTATGTAATACCCATTTTTAAGAACATTGAAGCAACACCCATAACCCCTAATCCAGTATTTCTATAGTTTATAGCCATATCTCTTTGTTCTTGTAATGCATGATACTTGAATCCATAGTCTAAAACTTCATCTAAAGCTGTAATAGCAATTCCAACATCATTTTTGAAAGAATTTAAATCAAATTCAGCATTTTCTGTATATGGGTTAATAACATATTCTGATAGATTCATTGACCCTAAATTACAAGCCCCATTTTTTGGAAGTGGCTGTTCCCCACATGGATTACCAGTAACTACTTTATAATCATCAACAAATTCCATAATATTATGATTTCTAAATTCATTTGTAAATATGATTCCTGGCTCTGCCCAATCAAAAGCATTTAAACACATTGATTTATATACATCTATTGGGCAAACATCATATTTAATTTCCCCACTGTCGTATTTAAAGGTAATATGTTTAATTAATTTTTCACCAGTCAAGTAAAAATGTTTTACCATATCCATAAATTCATTATCTATTTCAAGTGATAAATTCGCCTTTTCAATTTCTCCTGTCTTACTTTTAACAGTAATAAAAGTCTCTGCTTCTTTATGCCATGCATCAAGAGACATCATTAATGCACCTTTACGAGAACCGCCTTGTGAAATACTTTCTGTAACTCTGTCAAAAATTCTCATAAAAGGGATTATACCATCTGATTCATAGCCACCACTTGTGGAAGACCCTTTTGGTCTAATTTTTGATAATGATAATCCTTGACCACCTTGCGTTTTATATGTAATAGCAAGATTCTTTGCTAAATCCATTATTTCAGAAACACTATCTGGCGCATATCCACTAGAATAACAATTTGATGTGCTTGCATTTCTTCCAGTATTATAGTTAGTCATAGTACGACCACCATAAATAAATTTCTTTTTTAAAATCATATTTTTAATAGATTCATTACCATTAGAAATCCTGTTAATCATTTCATCAAATGTTTCTTTTTTACCATTTAATGTTTGCATATATTTTCCTGTACAAATATCAATCCCAAGTGTATTATTTTCGCCTAACCATTGTTCAACTGTCAATATTCGTTCCCCCTATACATGATTTATATTCTTGAATATATTTATAAACATCAGCCCAATCACCTGCAAGGTCAATCTGATATTTATTAACATCAAATCCTTGATTCCACGGATATTTTAATAATATCTTTTTGTATTTTCCGTCAACTAAATTATGTACAGCATCATCTACCATGATATCTACATCAACCATTTGCTTATTTCCGCAAACAAATAAATGCTTATGAAGATTTATAAATGGATACTCTTTTTTAAATATGTTAATTTTAGTCTCTAGTATTGTTGGGGCTGTATCCGTTATCAAATACAAATCTATATCATTATCTTTACTCAATTTTTTCATATATAATTGAGATTCATATAACGGTTGTACACGCTCCCAAAGTTTAGGGTTTACCCACAAATCTTCTACAAGTCTTTTATACTCTTTTGGAAATATATTTCTCATATCCCATTCAGTAATATCTTCCATTGTATAGTGTAACCCTGTGTATTCATTAAATAAACTTATGAATGCGAATGTCGAATCGAATAAGACACAATCATAATCTACTCCAACTTTTATCTTATTTATTTTCACCAATCTCCTTTATAAATTTAATTGCTTCTTGTTCTAAATCTTCAATCGTATCATTATTATTTATAGTATAGTCATATGCAAAATTTAATACATTTGCATCAGCCATATTTGATTCAATCCGCTTTATATTGTTATTAGTAATTAATAATGTTTTTGCCCCAAAATCATTTACAAATCTTTGGATTTCGTCTGGTTCACGAACGTGTATGAACAGAAATGGACAATTATTCCCTTTGAATATATCGATTACTTCTACAACATCTTTATAAGGCATATCATTATAATCTGAAAATAATAGTTTTAAATCGCTTAATAATTTTCTATCTTTTTCTGTTTTACCGCCATCCCATCCACCCATTTTAGCAATCATCTTTACTTTGTTAACAGATGAATAATTCATTACTTGATATTTACAGTTCTTCTTTACTAAATGTACGAAAGTATCCTTTCCCCATGAGCCAGAACCGTTGATGATTATAATCGTTTTATTCAATTTATTCCCCCTCTTTTTTAGATAGTCTCTTGTAAAAATCATCATTATATGCCGCATATCTTTCTCTGATATCTAACATATTAATATCTTTGTGAGTTTCTGTAAATTTTTCCCAAAAGTTACATGGTTTAAATTCTGGACACCCACAACGATAAATGCAGTTTGGAACAAGAACATTTGCTATTTCTGGTTCTGGTTTATGTATTGTATACTTCAAATCTTCCGCAAGTTTTCTAGCTTCATCAGCGGCTTGATAACATAATCTTTTACGTTCTGTGTCAATTAAATTTTGTGGGTTAGCGAACCCATTAAAATCAACTAAACTATCTTGTGGTTTTTTATCTCTATCTTCGCCAGTTCTATCAGTTCGCTGTGTTCCAATGAATTTTTCCCATTTATGTCGTGACCACTCTGTACTAACCCAATATTTAATATTTTTCCAAACCCATAAAATATTAATGATTCTAATTGGGCTATGCTCTGAAATTAGAAGGTCTTCTTTAAATTTTTGAGAAGGTTCGTTCTCTGTAAAATCTTTATTTACAGTTGTTCTACAACAATTCTTAACAGTTTTCCAACTGCCATAAATTTCATTAATTTCAGTTTTCAAATAGTTTCTCCTTATATTACTATCACATAGTACTATAATATGTATTACCAATTTGTTTCCATAGTTTACCTAAATGCCTATACTCTGACTGATATACAACATTGGAAGGACAAAGAGTTTCACCTTCTAAAACTCTTTTAGCAATTGCATAAGCCCTCTTAACAGCTTCTTGTTCACAAGCATTTTTTGCTCTGCTAGGGAATTTTACACCATTTTCAAACCCTGCATATTGACCTTCTGATTCTAAAACTCCACGGATGGTGTTAGCAAACTTGCCACTTTTTACTCTATTTATAATAACATTGCCATCGAGTATTCTTTGAATATCTGTGGCATTATTTCCACCGTGTTCATTATATATACCTGCCGCCATACAAAACAAATCATCGTCAGTATAGTTATAAACCTTTTTAGAAATTTCTTTAGGCGGCGGTGTATATATTGATTTAATTTTCATATCACTAACTTTTTCTTTAGTGATTAAACTAATCTCGTTAAAGACTGTTGGTTCGCTAGTGTTCTCTATTTTACCAATACAATTCTCTATTTTGTATTTATGAATTGGCGTTTCTGTAGCTTTCACTTGAAAGTCTATTCTATCACTCATTAATGATATTGATAACATGAGTGCTAATGAAAGGCATATCGCGCTAGTCCTTTGCACAAAATCACGCTCCTTAGTTATCCTTTGTCAACTAAGTCTAGGTCATCTATCCAAAATAACCATTGTGGAGTTGATTCATCTTCTTCTAGTATATACATAAATGTATAAAAATTATCAACGTCCAACTTAGCCGTAAAGGTATTATTTTTGTTTTCTGTAATAAACTTTGTAAATTTGTCAGAGTATTTACCTCTTTCGAGGATTTTGTCCGTTTTGATTTTTACTTTTCTACCAGATATATTTTCCATATTTTTTTTAACTCCTATATATATTATAGTATAATTTACAGTGTTTGTCAAGTAATTAGGATATTTATTTAATTAGAATTTATTTTTTATATGTGATGAAAACTGCCTATATTCCAATATCCTTTATTCTGAAACACATGCTCTGCAAAGATTATATCATATTTTTCAATTGGGCTTTCTTCATATAATTCCGATGCCATATAAAACGCTCCATGCTTTCCAGAACCAATTGATTGTGTTCTAAGACTATATTTCCATACTTTGTTAGGAACTTTGCTAAACCTATCTATAATAGGTCTAATTTCTAATACAACTAGTTTTCTACGTTCTTTTTCTTCCTGTGAGTGTGAACATAGATTAATATAGCCTAGAAACTCCAATTGTGTTAAAATTTTGTCTTTGTATGAAAAATCTTGTATAGTTTGACAGTTTAAAAAGTCGTCGCATTCCTGCAATATATTTCTCACATTCAATTTTGTAAAAGATTTCTCGCTTTCTGTTGAGTTTCGTAGTACAATATTATATAGAGTTTGTTTACTTTCGAGTTTAGTCTTGCTAATTGTTTTAGAATTTCCCTGTTTAAAGAAGTCAAACATATCAACAATTCTAAGTAATTTCATAGAATTTCCAAACTCTTCAAAGAAATCTAATTTAATTAGAATTTCAAGCTGTCTTGAATTAATTTGGATATCTCTAATATCATACAATAAATCAGTAAAGGTATTATATGTATTATTTCTTAAACTATACAAATCATCAGCACAATTTTTATTTAAAAACTTAATTGATTGCATACCTTTATAAATTGATTTAGTGCTTATGTCAAATGAGTATTCAGATTTACCATATCTAAATTTAGGCTCAACAATCTCTATCTTTAATAATTTAGACAATTCTGTCCCATTTGAAATGTCTTCTTCTGTTTCAGAACAATTTAAAAATGCAGTTAAAAACTCATAAGGGTGATAATAACGTAAGTATGCACATAGATATCCTAACATGCAATATGCGATACTATGGTTAAGTCCAAACATATATGAACTTGCATCTTCGATTATCTTTAGGAATATCTTTGCTTCTTCTTCTGATATCTCTCTAGGCTTATCAGAGACCTTGCAATAACCCTCTAAGATGTTTGGTAGCGCTTTCTGTAATCTATCAGCATCCTTACGACCAATGGCACGACGGGTATTATCAGCTTCACTACCAGATAGTCCACAAATATCAGTTAAGAATTTAATTACATCTTCTTGATAGACCAGATAACCTAGATTGTCCTCTAACAATTTATCGATAATTGGTGATGGATTATGGTTAATTATATGTTTACTTAGACTATCTCTGTACGATGCACCAGATGGACGAATCATAGCCGTAACAAGTGACATATCCTCAATAGATTTTGCATCAAATTTCTTTAATGTATTAAATGCAAAAGCAGATTCAAATTGAAATATTGCAGTATTAGATTTTTTCATATCAGCCCATACGTTTTCATCATTCCAATCAATCTGATATGATAACGGATATTTTTCACCAATATATTCATAAGTCTTTTT